AGTATGATGGCATGTCTAATGAGGATGAGCTTATCTCTCGCCTGGAATGGGTGAGGTACAAGACAGACCAGAAAGCTATCCTTGCCAACCTACCACCCAAGCGTAGGCAGTTTGTATACCTGGATCGTGATGAGCAGAACTCCCCATCAGCTTTCAAGAGAGACATCCAGAGGGTCAACAAGGCTGGAGACAAAGCCAGCATCTTTGAGACAATGTTGTTTGAGGCTGCGTCCCGCAAGAGGAAGTATGTAATTAGCAGGGTGAAAGAAGCTGTTGGGTTCGGACAGAAGGTGGTTGTTTTTACTGGCCGTCGAAGTGACTGTGATCGTCTAGGAAAAGAAATCGAGAGCGCAGTTGATGTAGCTGTGTGGTGTGCCCATGGTGGTACATCTACATCCGAACGCGATAAGATTCGTCTGGAATACATGGAATCTACTGACCCCTGTGTCCTCGTTGGTACAGGAGATGCATGGGGAGAAAGTGTCAACCTTCAGGACACTGACCTTGCATTGTTTGTTATGCTACCTTGGACTCCTCGGTCCATTCGACAGTGGGAAGGGCGCTTCTCTCGTACAGGGCAGAAACGTCCTGTTCTAGTCTCCTACATTATATCCCGTGGGACTGTGGATGAGCATGTAGCAGACATTCTTCTCGATAAACTACCTGCTGTGTCTACTATTGAGGACGATGCTACGCTCGTAAGTTTAGAGGAGAGCATGAGTCAAACGCAGGGCGACCTGCTCGAAAGAATATCGGGGCTGGGGTCAAATAGTGCTTGACACCACTCTACCCCCTTGCTATAACAGTAGGGAGAGCGGGGGAAATCCTCCCCATCACCAAGGCTAATACGGAGTTGATATGGAACTAATGAAAGTCTACAAAGATAATGAAGAGCAAGTCCCCAAGGGATTTGTTGAATCCTTTGTCTGGGACGACGGGGAAACCATTTGGATTGTCCACGAACCCGTATGGGATGACGACGTTATTGAGGAAGATAATCTCGATTGCTCAAGTTGGGTTCCTGGCCCGTCTCTTGGGGAGTTCAAGACAGAACGGGAAGCGTATACCTTCCTGGCTACTTTGTGATCTTACGGGGGCGTCTCGCATAAACACGGTGTCTTGAAAGAGAGTCCGAGTCTACGGTCACTACCGAGAGGTAGCGCGAGGCGTCCCCACCTTTATTTAGATCTCGAACACTAAGTTGGAGCATACGAAGCAGGATGAACATGGAACCGGACAAGCTACTAGATGCTGGCCCCTCTGAACGTGGGTGGCACCAGTTTGAGCAGGCTAACCGATGCATGCGGTGGTGGGCTCTTAATCACAAGGCTGATGCAGACTTCCCTCTGACCATGCCACTGGTTCGCGGCAGTCTTTTTCACCTTGGACTCGCACACTACTACATCCAAAGAAAACGCCTCGGCCCTCCCGGTGTTCTCAAGAAGTACATGGATCCTCTTGATGCAGTGAAGCATCTTGGTGATTTGGAGTGGGCTATGAATAGCTCCAAGCCGACTGAGGCTCAGCTTTGGAAGGATCAGATTGAGCCTGTGCAGAAAGCAGTCGAGGCGTACATCCAACGGTATAGCTCCTGCGACTGGAAGATCCTGGAAGTTGAGCGAGAGCTAAGAGCACACATCCCTAACCTCAATGGTGAGGGAACCTTTCTATATACACAACGTGCTGATCTAATCATTGAAGATATCGGCGGGGGAGTCTGGATTGTTGACCACAAAACTTGTTCGCGCATTGATTCCAAGACTCTTCGCCAACATATTCTTAATGGGCAGTTCTTGGGCTATCAGTGCCTCGGTAGAGTTGCATACCCCGGACGATTCCGAGGTGTGATTATCAACAGGATGAAGATGAGCGAGCCCTATGGCTACCATCGATGTCCTATTGAACCAGCCCCTTCTGCCCTCTCTCATTTCATTCGCAGTCTTAAGCAGACTGAAGAAAGAATCCAGAAGTATTCTCATCTGGAAAACCCAATGGACTACCCACCTGTCTTTAGTGAGCAGATTTGCTATGGCAAGTACGGGCCATGTCCAGCCTTTGAAACCTGCCAATGGGGAGAATCCCAATGACCAAGCGTATCAATCCCAAGAAGTTCATCCATGTATGGCAAACCTCTAGTAGCACTGCCGAAGCAGCGCAGCGACTAAACATGAAGAAACCTGCAGTCGCAACTCGTGCCGCTCAGTATCGTCGGAAGGGTATCCCACTAAAGAAGTATAATCGTGGTGCTTCAGCACTGGATATACCAACGCTTGCAGACTATGCACGTTCATTGGAGGGACAAGACAATGCCGCAGAAACCATCAGACCGGAACTATCGGAAAGAGTACGACCGGGATCATTCAGACCGGAAGGCGAAGAGGGAGAGGGCTCGGAGGAATAAACTCCACCGTGATCTAGACCCACCACCCGGAAAAGAAGTCGATCACAAAGTACCCATCTCTAAGGGCGGGTCGGATTCCAAAGACAATGTCAGAGTTGTTGACCAGAAAACTAACCGAAGAAGAAAACTCAAATACAGAAGGAAAAAGAAGTGATTAGTACAAGAGCCTTTTTTGCCCATCCATCCTCGATGCCTTACGATGACATCTGGGATGCTTGCATCGACATCCGTGACTTCATTGCTACTAAGCAAGGCACTGATACCTCTGACCATATCCGTGTTGTTTCGGGTCGTGAGGACTTCGAGAAGAATGCTCATGGGGATTGGGATGCATGGCAGACAGGCATCGTAACCCGAAAGGATTTCATGACGGGCAAGCCTGTCTATGATCTCTTCATCACAACGGGCGACACATGCGGTAAGGCCACCGCTGCCATTCTCAAGATGGCACTGCTTGAGAATAAGTCTGTGTTCAAGTGGGTAGAGGATAGCCTAGAAAGAATCGGAGATGTGATTGTAGAAGACCCTGAAGACTGGGCTGCTGGATATCGCCTAGCCCCTATTCAGCTTGAACTGTTCGAGGTGCAATCATGAACGGAGTATTCGTTACAGTCTACGGACCTGCCAAGACAGGCAAGAGTGTCTGTACAGGGGCGGCAGGAGCCAGTGGATTATTCATCGCACAGGCTGGCGGCCTCCTCCCACTAAAAAACTTCCTCGGTTTGGATGGTGTGAAGGTAGCGGAAGCGCCTAGCATTTCCCATGCGGCAGCAATTGTAGAGGCAGAAGCAGGCAAGCATGCAACCATCGTGATGGATGATTTCTCTATCCTTGTAGAGCAGACCATTGCACAGCTTGAGCAGGTCCATTCCTTTGGTGAAATGTGGCGTGCCCTTAGGCATCAGGTTTTAAAGATGCGAGACGCAGCTCGTACAGCTACAGAAAAAGGTACTCATGTAATCTTCAACTGCCATGAGTCTCCACCTAAGACTTCCTCTGGCAAGTTTGTACGTGGTGGTCCTGCCCTGCCGGGTCAGTTACCAGAACAGTTCAGCGCTTTCTCGGATGTTGTGGCCCGTGTGGTGTATGAGGAGACTGCTAAACCCTGGAGCTTCGTGCTCCATACAGTCTCGGATGCACAGTACATTGCTGGTGACCGGCTCTCTGTCTTCCCCGCCAATGCTCCGATGAATCTTGCTGAAGCCATGCGACTCGCTGGCTATGATATTCCCCGGCCTGAAGGTCTGGAATGGCAAACCCCTGTAGTAGAGAAACTCTCCAAGGCAATCCTAAATGATGGGATTGAAACCTGGAGAGAGACTCTACAGAAAGCTTCCCTCCCACTTCGTAAGAAGTATCCAGTACCCCATGTTCGGTGGGCTCTACAAGATGCATTGCATAGAGCTGTTCTTACAAGCGCGAGAGACAATATGATCGATGAATTATTCATCGAATCAAACGGTGGTTGGTAACCCCAGCCCCAGGAGAACTAAACTAAAATGGATCCTTTAAACATTAATATTGATTTCACTGGAATCTCGGCTGCTACGGGCGGAATCGCAGTGCTCCCGGCTGGTATGCACACAGGCTCAATCGTAGACTTTCAGCACTTCCCGGATGACAGTGATCCAGAGTGCAAAGAGTTGAAAGGAGTTCTGTATGCATACATGAACACGGATGGGCTTCGCCATCGTGAGCGGTATGACTTGGATAGTCCTACTGCTAAGCGATACTTGAAGTCTTTCCTTATCTCGGCTGGTGTTCCAGAAGCTAAGCTTACGAGTTCGGAAGATGTTCCCTTTCACAAGCTTAATGGTCGGACTGTGTACTTCAACTACACTCCACCCCAGGTAGATGAGAAGGGCAAGGCTGTGACAGGCTCGTATGCCAAGTACACCTTCTACCCACAGAGCCGGTTCGAAGCCATGAACACTGCGCTGTCTTCTTCTGAGGACTCTGCGCCCGTGAATGGCAAGGCAAAGGACAAGGACTCGGGCGACGAGTTTGAGTACCTTCTTTCGTAGGGCCTTGAGCCCGCCGCTGGCAGACCGGTGTCATAGTCTGCCCCTTTTTACTATGCTGCACCAAATGTTACATACTGCTAAGCGCATGCAGACCGCAGGGGAGTGGTGCAGCAAGTTCAATTGCTCCCCCGGTATTACTCCACAGAGGCAGATGCCATGTCTTTGTGCCCGAACCGAAAGGGGATGGGCTTAATTGTAATGTGCGAATGGGCAGGCGGAGGCGGATCTTGATGATGCTTTTGGGTTGTCATACCAGCGTGGATGCGCGTTGGTTCCAGTCAGGGGGTTTGTTGGTTCTCTCCCCCTGACTGGACCTCAAGACTTTTTTCGGGTGGTCTGAATAATTCTGTGTTCTGGAAGCTATACTAATAATGAAAGCTAAGTGCGATAGCTGCCCACTCGGCAAGCTTTGGAAGAGCAAGGGTGAGTTTGCTCCTGTCCTTACAGAACACCATCCTAATGATCGGATACTCATTATTGGTGAGGCTCCTGGTGGTCACGAGATTGCAGAGGGTAGACCTTTCGTCGGACCATCCGGGCAGGAGCTTCAAGCTGCCCTAGATTATTGTGGCGTCAAGCGAGATGAATGCCAGATAAATAACGTGCTGGCTTGCCGACCTCCACAGAACAGACTTGATTCGTTCCTGACTCGCTTGTCTAGAACCAACAAGAAAAGAAAGAAGGCAGGCAAGCCAGAGTATCCCTCACCACACTCTTGCTGTAAGCCTCGTATTGATGATGAGATTGAAGGCTTCACCCAGATAATCTGCTTGGGTTCGACGGCTGCTACTGCTATCCGGGGCTCCTATACATCCATCATGGGTACTCGTGGAGCATGTGAGGTAATCGAGAAACCTTGGGGCAAGGTTCAGGTTGCCTATACAGTTCACCCTGCGTTCGTACTGCGCTCTCCCAAGTGGAGGAGTGTCTTTCAGGGCGACATAGCTAGAGCCTTCCGCTTCTTCAGAGGCGAGCTAACATGGAAGGATCCAGAGATAGATTTTATCCTGTCAATCTCAGCTCTTAAGGCTGCCCTAAAAAACTTCCAAGAAGTTGGTGACCCGATTGCCTATGACGTTGAGACAGACTCCCGCAATCCAATCAGCGCTAATCTTAGATGCGTAGCCCTCTCCAACCTGACCCGTAGCATTGTCATTCCGTTCTTATCTATTGATGGCACGTCACTGTTCTTTGATCCACAGACAGAGATTCAGATTCGGGATGAGTTAGCCCGGTTCTTAGAGGGGGGTAAGCCCCCCATCATTGGGCATAATGCTGGACAATATGACAGGCTCGTCATTGAAAACTCGATTGGCATTACCCCTAAGCTGTCAGCCGACACCTTACTACTACACCTGTTGGCTGATAATGAGATGCCCCACAATCTGGGCTTCGTCACGTCTGTCTATACAGACTTTGTAGAAGCATGGAAGGCAAACCACACTGCCCTGAATGCTCGGGATGACAGAGAGCTTTGGACCTACTGCGCCAAGGATGCTTGCGCGACAGCTAGGGTAGCCGCACCCCTTGCCCGTGGGGTTCGGGGTAGAAATCAATGGCATCTTCTACGGCGAGAGCATGATTTACAGGCAGTGGGTGTGGGCATGCAGACTCTGGGTATGCGCGTAGATAAGGAACGGCTCTTTTTCCACGAGTCTGAATTCTTAAGGAAGCTGGAAAAAAACAGGGGGATCTGTGCAGAGATTATCAGCCCTGAGTTCAATGCCAACTCTACGATGCAACTAAGGAGTCTACTCTATACCAACTGGAGGCTAACCCCAGAGAAATATAACGAGAAGACAGGTGATCCAAGCACGGACGATGAAACTCTTCGGGCCATGATTACCCACCACAACCTGGAAGATGAGCAGCGCGAACTTATCCAGGCTGTACGCATGGTGCGTAGGTATAGCAAGCTGCTTGGAACCTACATCAAGCCCATGCGAGAAAGGCTGATCATGAACGATGGGCGGATTCACCCAGCCTACAACAGGTTGCCTGCTACAGGTAGATATTCTTCAAGTGAGCCTAATGCACAGAATATCCCAGCATTCCTAAGAGACATCTTCATACCTGAAGAGGGGCATTTGTTCATTGGGGCTGACATGGATCAGCTTGAGCTACGCTTGTTGGCAGAGGAAGCCAGTGCTCAGCGCCTACTAAAAATCATTAACGACAAGCTCGACCCTCACAATGAGAACATGGAGATTGTCTATGGTAAGAGCATCTGGGAACTCGATGGTGCTCCAGAGAATAGGTCTGATAAGGGCAAGGGTGTCTTCAAGACTACCCGTGGTATTACCAAGAACGTCTTCTATGCGTGGCAGTACGCTGCAAGTATCCCTACCATTCACCAGCAGGTGGTGAGTGTAGAGGATGATGATGGTGCGCTAATCTATGCACACCTCTCCCACCGCGATGTGCGCGATGTGGTCAATGGGCTGAAGCGTGCAGTCCCTGAGATCCCCAAGTGGTGGAGAGAGATTCAACAACTGTACCGTCGTCAGGGCTACATAGATGATTCTTTGTGGCACCGACGCCGTGACTTCAAGGATGAAGAAAAGCTGAATGAGCTTGTAAATCATCCCATCCAATCTGGCGGTGCATCTATTGTGCACGAGTCCATGTTGGAACTAGTTCTGGGCATCCCTGGTTGGTCAACTGTTTCTATCGATGGCTTGATGAAGGAGTCAGCCAGGGGTGCCCTCCCGTTTGACTTTAACAAGAAGACGGGTCTGGTGAACCAATGCCATGACTCTCTTCTTTTTGAGGTCCATGAGGATGACGCAGAGGAGGCTGTAAAGACTCTCCAGTCTGCAATGAACCGCCGTCGAAAGACAAACCATAAGCTTGATTACACAGCCGAAGCGGAGATCGGCACTAACTGGTTGGAGACATGATGAAGATCGTAAGAGTCATTACAAATATAAAGAGCCCTGATGGGCGGCCTAGGACAACAAAGATTGGAGAGAAGACTTTGTTGATTGGTCCGAACGAGTGTGGGAAGAGCACAGTAGCTGAAGCAATCCAGCTTGCTATGACTGGCAGTGTCAGTGGTCTATTCATGCGACCGAAGACAGTGAAGGCTGGGGCACAACTGTCTGCCCTCTGCCCTGCGAATGAGGAAGTGGTCTTTGCCGAGGTCGAACTATCGGACGGCTCCACTGCTCGATGGGAAGTCAGTCCAGGTAAGAGGGCTAAGAGAACTGGCTACAGTGGCTATGTTGCTCCCGTATCAGAGCTAAAAGAAGCTCTCATGGGGTCGCCGCTCACGGCATATAAATTTTTCTTTCGAAACCTGGCCGAGACTTTAGATAAAAAAGAGTTGAGGGATGCCTTCCCTAAATCCAATCGGATGCCAAGTGAGGAGGCTTTTAATGCTGCCCTTCCTCCTTCTTGTGGTGACTCGTTAACTCCCGACCAAGTAGTCGAGATGTTGGAGCAGGCTGGGAAGCTCAAGCGTGAGGCCAAAGCAAAGTCGAAAGCTTTGACTGATGTAACTAGGGAACTTCAAGGCGCTCAAGATGTGCCCAAGGAAGACATCTATGAGACTTGGAAATCTCTGTTTCATGCATTGAAGTATGAAGAGTTCAAACGCATGTACAAAGAGAAGGCAGACTTGCGTGGGCTCCTGGCTACTGAGGTACAAGCCCTGGGGAGCAAGGAGGAACTGATCAAGATTGAGAAGTTTGGTTCTGCAAAGATTGCTGATAAGCTTACCGAGATGCTATCAGCACAATCCCTCTACAAGGTAGCCTCTGAGACTCGGCAGCAGGGTAATGCTTCTGTTGATATGGCAGTGGAGTTTGCTTCGCTTGAGACAGCTCTCGAAGCAGCTATGAAAAATCTGGTTGCTCCCTACCTGCGTGGCTACATCAATCGTGTAAACGACTACCTCCCGGATGGTGATGAGTTTACAATCAACACATCTGGTATTTTCCAGCCTGCGCTGAAGCGCTCCAATGGGCTCCATATCGCCCTGTCAGGCAGCACGGAGGCGCGGGTGCTCGGAGCCATGGCAGCGGCTTTGACCCGCCCCGGCGTCCCATCTGTCGTCATTCTGGATGACCGGATGTGGGATCCTAAGACGCTCTACCGGACTCTCGCAGCGCTCGATGACTGCCCCGCTCAGGTGGTGATTATGTCGACGCAACGCCCCAAGGGCAAGCAGAGATCTAAGTGGGAGTATGTGCAGATTGGTCCTGATCTTGAGTTTCAGGAGGACTCCATCCCTGCATTCGTAGAAGTTGATGAAGAGATAGCTACCCAAGGAACACTAAACCCAATGGGATAATCATGGAAGATACAAAACACCTAAAGAAGCTTAAGCTCCACTACACAATAAGCCTTGTACAGGAAATAGAGAATCTTCTGGAGGGCTCCGAAGTCATAGATACAGGAGATTCTCTCCGGGTCGTATCCTTAGGTCGGGTACTAGCTATGACCCCAAAAACAGAAGACCCACACGACGATGTAGATCGCCTGTGTGGGTTCCTGTATCACCTGATTCAATCAGGAGGAAAGCTATTCGCTCCCCTCCCCACTTGCGGGTGCGACGACTGACTCTTCAGCCTCTTCTGGCTTCTCGGCCTCTGCCTCGGCAGGGGCCTTTTCTTCTTTTGGTGCTGGGGGTGTGGGGTCCATGGTGCAGGATCCATACTGTGTTCCGACTACAAGACAACCACCGGCAACGCCAACGGTCACACCATACTTCTGCATCAGTGCTTTGATATCCATGCTTTCCTCCTAGGAATCCAAATCCTTATCATCAATCAGCGTGTAGGTAAACCACTCTGATCCTGTAGACTTCCAGATCTGCACTGCTTCTTCCCAATCTTCCAAGCGTTTAAACACCTGACAACCAGCACTCCACTTCTCTACATTGGTAGAATCTGTGCCCGCATGGTGGATATTAATCCCGAACCAGCCCTCGATTTCAGACTCATCTATATGATCGAGAGTCTCGTCCTTGTTAGCATCGCGCCATACTTTTACCGTTCCACCGCGCTGACATAGAGTTTCATACCGACCTGCGTGAAGATCAAACTTGTACGTGTCAACGTACTGCCCAGGGCGGAGGATGGCAGTCCCATCCACCCGCATTGGATTTTCCAACCAGTAAGTGCCTGGGTCACAGGTAGCTGGATAGCTTTTTTCTTGCCACGAGTCGTGACTCTTCCAGAGCAAAAGAATCTTATCATCAAAGCTATTCGCATTAGCATTAGAGCTACGGACACCAATAATGTTGCACTGCCCATCCTCATGGACATCGTAGCCCAGGGCGCGGAGAGCTTTCAGAACAACAGGCTCGTCTTCTGGTGTTAGCGGTTTCTGGAGAATGGCAAGTGTCTTGGGGCCTACGATCCCATCAATGTCTAGCTTCTCCGCTTTCTGGAATAGGCGCACTGCGCTATCAGTACCACGCCCAAAGATCCCATCCACAACCAACGGGCCGAAGCCCAACCGGTTCAGCGCTCGCTGAATAGAACGGACAGCGTCTCCTCGTGAGGGGACAGGCCAGCTTTTAAGCAGCGTCATTACCCATCCAGTTTGCGTGAGATATCAATGAGGAGTTTATCGCGCTCTGCGTCATACTTCGCAATGACTTCATCATAGCGGTCACGAATCTTATCGTAGCCTTCCTCTCTTTCTTTCTCAATCTCGGAAAGAGTTTTCAGAAGCCTATCTACAAACTCCGCGAGAGCTTTTGTTTGCTGCTTATCTTTCCAGACTAGATAGCCAAGAAAAAAACCTGTGATTCCCAGATCAGCGAACTGGGCAAAATATTGCGGATCCACTGTCCCCCCAGCTATTTCTTTTTACGTGGTAACGCCTTTTTCTGAGAAGCTCTCTTACGGGGAGTTGCTTTCTTCTTAGCTGGTGCCTTCCCACCTTCCCAGGCTTCATTCTCAGGTGTCTTAGGATCGTCAGACTTAAACTTCCCACGCGAACGGGCTCGTTTAATCTTCTTCGACACTCTCATTACGAAGCCTTCGTCACGAAGTACTTTATTCTTAAGAAAGATTCCTTGAAGGAGTCGAGATACAAGCTGATCAAGATCAATCTCAATATCAATGAGAACCTTATCCCCATCACGAGATACTGACTTTAAGTCGAAAGAGCTTGTATCAAAGGTATCTAGATTATTAGATAGGAACTGGTAGAGCCATGCTCCTCTCCCAGGCTTCTCGATAACAAACTGGTATTCCATTACTTACACCTCGCTCCAGTGGCCTGACAGATAGCGGAGATATTCACAGCCTGTTCGGTCTGTTCTGTCCTCATCGCTCTCTGTTCTACCATAAGTTCTTCAAGTACAGCATTGTGGTCTTC